TTTATTTTTATGGCATTAGAATTAAACAAAGTATATTTTTACGATATAGTCAGAAATACGCTTATCAAGCGAATCAGCCCAACGCAAGTAATTGGCTTTGATGCTGTGATTGATGAATTCATGGCTAATTATTCTCATGTGCAGGCTTGGAGAGAGAAGCTCGCATATTGTTTGGCTACATTCTACCATGAAACCGCCTTCACAATGATGGCGATTGAGGAGTACGGAAAGGGCGCAGGCAAGAAATACGGCAAGCGAGTAAAAATTAATGGCGAAAAATATACAGATACGTCTAACATCTTTTATGGTCGTGGGCTTCCGCAGCTCACATGGTATGACAACTACGAGAAGTCAAGCAAATACACGCCAGGAATCAACTTAGTAGAAAATCCAGAGGCGATGCTTGATATTCATGTTTCCGCAAAAGTTGGGATTGGTAATATGATGGACGGAGGATTCACTGGGCGACCGCTTAGTAGATATTTTTCAGAAACGAGAAAAGAGCCATATTTTGCGAGAAAAGTAGTCAATGGAATGAAGATTGACACGAAAGATGAGAACAACAAAATTGACATTCCTGCGAGAAATATCGAAAAATACTATCACAAATTCCTAAGTGCTATACAATTATACCCAAATCCATGAGAAAGTCAGACAATAGCCCAATCCCAATGGCATCTACTGAAACACGTAGTAATGGCTTCTTATTATGGGGTAATAGTTGCGTAAAAATCAGAAAGCCCCAATGGATTCATATAGAAATTAAAATCATTAAAGAAGATAAAAAATGAATAGTCTTATCGTAGAAAATGGGAAGTTGAAAATTGATACCCTAAATACGGGTGTTAGGGATTTATATGAATTCCCGATTTTGGAAATTTTGTCAATCGTGCCATCGGTTGTAAATTTGGTAAAATCTATTGTGGAGTCTAAGAAAGATGCCGTAAAATATCGGAAGTTAAAACAGCTTACAGAAAGTGAAGATTTTAATAAATTGACGAAAGAACAAAAATCTGATTTAATGCTTGCGCTCATTTCTTAATCCTAATTTCCTAAAATGGAAGAAAATAAAATTTTGAAAGAAGGATGGGTGGATGTCCCCATTTCTATGCTTGTAAAAGCCACATGGAATTACAAAACAGATGATGTAGCCAAGGCGATAAGACTCAAGAATAAGATTGCGAAAAGGGGCGCAATCGTGAATATTATTATTCGCTTGTTGCCGAATGGGAAATATGAAAGCGTAAATGGAAATCACAGACTTGATGCTTACAAAGAATTGAATATGCAAGCCGCCCACGCTTATAACATGGGTGTAATTTCTGACGAAATGGCTAAATTAATAGCCGTTGAAACGAATGACCATGACGATTTTGAGAGCGACCCCAATAAATTAAAGGTTACAATTGACGAAATTAAGGCTGAATTTAAAGATTGGGATTTGACAATCCCCGACTTTGAATTTATTGAAACTGACCCCGACAAGCCAAAAGCAAGCGAGGATAACTTTGAGATTCCAGAAATACCAATACCAGATGTGAAATTTGGGGATTTAATACAGATAGGTCCTCATCTACTACTTTGCGGGGATTCCACAAAACACCAAAATTGGGAGCTATTACTTGGCGACAGAGAGATTGACCTTGTAGTAACCGACCCTCCGTATAATGTAAGCTACGAAGGTGGAACATCCGAAAAGCTGACAATTGAAAATGATAAAATGAAAGATGCAGAATTTTATGAATTCTTACTTTCATTTTATATAGCCATCGCCTCAAAGACAAAGAGGGGCGGGGCTTTTTATATTTGGCATGCCTCCTCTGAAATAGTAAACTTTGCAAAAGCCTTCAAAGATGCCGGGCTTCTCCTCAAGCAGCAGCTCGTGTGGGTAAAGCAACATCTTGTATTGGGTCGCCGAGACTATCAATGGAAACATGAACCCTGCTTGTACGGGTGGAAGGATGGCGCAGCACATTATTTCGTAAACGAGAGGAGCAACACTACGGTCATAGAAGAGATTGAATCAATGACGGATTTTGAGAAAATGAGTAAGAAGGATTTACTCAAGTTTATCAAAAAAATAACAGCAGAAATTCTCCCAAATACCGTACTAAATGCAAACAAGCCCAATAGAAATGGAATTCATCCGACTATGAAGCCTGTTTTGTTAATTGCGCCACAAATTGAGAAATCCTCAAGGATTGGGGAAATTGTGGCGGATGGATTCTCGGGAAGTGGTACTACAATGGTAGCCGCCCACCAATTAAACAGAATTTGTGTAGCGATTGAATATGACCCCAAATATTGTGATGCTAATATCCAAAGAATGGTCCTACTTGACCCAACTATGGATATTATCGTGAATGGGGAAAATAAAACCCAATTTTGGATAGATAAAGCAAACCAGCCAGAATCAATTACTAAAAACAATCATGGAAGAGCTACCGATAGAATTTAATTTTGATTTCGGAGGTGCGGAAGACTTGGAATTTGATATTACAGGTTTTGACATTTCCTCAGATATTGCCCCGCAGCAAGATAGGTATATAAATCCCAAAATATCAAAGGAAGCTACCAATTTGAAATGCGATTATGCAAATGCCGAAAAATTAGTAGCTGATATAAAAATAGAAAAAGATAGTCGGCATTATTTTATTGTGAGTGGAGCTTTTATTTTTGGAGATTTGATAGAAGCTCTTGCGGTAAAAAATAATTACAATATTTTGAAATTAACCATTTCAACATTATCTTTGAGTGAAAATAACATAGATAGCTTAAAGGGGCTTATAATGGGTGATTACGTGCAGGAGCTAAACATGATTATTTCTGCGTATATGTACTCCCACGAGAGGGATAACTTAATCCCGTATATGTATCAAGAATTGGACATTGATAATAAATTTCAATTAGCTGTAGTAGGAACGCACTGTAAAATCGCCTTACTTGAAACAGAATGCGGCAAAAAAATTGTAATACATGGAAGCGCAAACCTAAGAAGTAGTGCAAACATTGAACAATTTATGATTGAGGAAAATGAGATTTTATACGATTTCAACATGGGGATGCACAAATCTATTATTGAAACGTATAAGACCATAAATAAAGACAAAAATAAACTTAATTCATCACCATTAAGAGTAGGAAAATTATGGCGAGCGGTAGCGGAAAATCAACCAAAAAAACAAGTAAAGCTGGTACAAAAGCGACAGCGGCAAAAAAGCGACAAGGAAGTCGCCAAAGACAGATAGACGTAGCGAATAAAATAGCTAACAAGATACCTGTTCCTTTTTAATAATTTCACAAAACTTTACAAAAACCCCCTAAAAGATGAGCGAAATAGAAAGAGCGAGAGCAAAAGAGGCATTCCTTGAAGCCTTAAAAAAAACAATGGGAATTATTACGGCTGCTACTGAAATGGTGGGGATTAGCCGCAGGACTTACTATGACTGGATGCGAGATGACCTAGAGTTTAAAGAAGCGGTCGAAGAAGGAGAGGAAAGAAGGCTAGACTTCGCAGAAGGTAAACTTTTTAAAAACATAGAGGGTGGCGACATGAGTGCCATAAAATTCTACCTAGAGGCGCATGGAGAAAAAAGAGGCTACGGTCGCAAGAAGTTAGACATTACCAGCAATGGACAAACGATGACAGGCGTGGTGGTCTTACCAGCTACGGAAATACATGAAATGGGAGAAAACGAAGATATAATTAATGACTTAATAGAAAATGCAGAATGAAAAACTTACTAATTTCGATTTTATTTATATCCTGCTTATGCTTGTCTGCTTGCAGCCAAAAACAATATGTAGGCACAGTCCGCCAAACGGATAGGATTAAATCTGTTTTTGCGCCAGATAAGTTCGTTCTTGTACTTGAAAAATCGGATAAAAGTGTAGTTGTCATTCCGATAACCGAAACGCTTTATTATTCTATTCAAGCGGGTGAAAAGGTGAAGATTTGGCGTGAACCTATTGCGGGCGCAGTTTCAAAAGTAGAAATATTGAAATGATTGATTAAACCATGAGCGAAAAATGGCAAGAATTTACATAATGAAATTGGCGGAATCCCCGTGGAATGACATTCACAAAATAGGCTACACAAAACGAGAAGACCCTGAACTAAGAGCTGATGAAATAAGGGATTCTTTATACCAGTCAGACATAGAGGGGGAATTAACCGTTCTGTTTTGCGAATGGTTTTTATTGGCATGGACTTTGGAGCAATTGCTACATATTTGGTTTAAATCAAAAAATGTATTGCTGCCTCCGACCGTGAGCGGTTATACTGAATTTTTCGATTTGAACTTTATTAGCGTAAATTTTGGGCTTATCCCATTTTTGCGCTTTTTGCAGTTTTTACAATTCATAATGGCATTTCTATTGCCGTTTTTTATTTTGTCATTCTTTGGAATAATTCAGATAGAATGGTAGCAGCAGAAAGAAGCGTAATAAAACCTCAAAAGGGCTATCAAACGAGATTCTGCTCGAGTAGCGCAGACATCGTAATTGGGGGAGGAGCAGCAGGGGCTGGCAAAACATTTGCCCTGCTGCTTGAATTTTTGCGCCACACAGATAACCCAGAGTTTGGGGGAATTATATTCAGAAAAACCTGTCCACAAATCACCAATCAAGGGGGGCTTTGGGATGAAAGTAATAAATTATACAGCCAGTTAGCGTATGCGCCCTCCCCTACGCAGGGTAATCTTACATGGAATTGGATGAGTGGCGCAAAGTTGAGGTTTTCGCATTTGCAGCACTCAAAAAATATGTATGATTGGCAGGGTGCGCAAATCCCATTTATTGGATGGGATGAATTAACGCATTTTAGTGAGGATGAATTTTTCTACCTACTTTCGAGAAACAGGAGTATTTGCGGAGTCAAGCCATACACCAGAGCAACCTGTAATCCTCAAACGCATGGGTGGGTAAAAGATATTATAGGGTGGTGGTTGTACCCAGATGATTACGAAATAGAAACTTTGCAAGGTTATCCAATCCCAGAAAGGAGCGGCAAAGTTCGATATTTTTTCAAAACCGACGACACCGTTACATGGGGGGATAGCAAACTTGAGGTAATACAATCATGCTCAGTTTTTAAAGATAGGGGCTTTTTGTTGAATTTGAAGGAAAATGAAATAAATCCTTACGATTTAATAAAATCAATAACTTTTATAGGTGGCGACATCTATGAAAATAAACAGCTTTTAAGGGCAAATCCAGAATATTTATCAAATCTTCACGCCCTCCCAGAGGATGAGAAGCTGAAATTATTAGGCGGTTGTTGGAAGGCGAAAGATGATGCGGATATTTTATTCGACTACTCAGCCTTAGTTGATATGTATTCTAATGATTTTGTCCAGGAGGGAGGGGGAAGATATTTGACTGCCGACATAGCAATGGAGGGTAGCGATAATTTTGTATTGAGGGCTTGGGAGGGATGGCGAAATGTTGAAACAAAATCAATACCTAAGAGTGGAGGTCCAGAAGTTGTAAAAGAAATTACAGAGATGGCAAAAAAATGGAAAGTGCCACAAAGTAATATAGCCTTTGATGCCGATGGGGTAGGGGCATTCCTCCACGGGTACTTCCCTAACGCAATTTCATTTCATAATGGAGGCGCAGCTATTAAACAGAAAGATGATAAGCAGGATTTTGAGAATATAAAAACTCAGTGTACTTGGATTGTAGCCGATAAGGTAAATAATAGACAAATTTTTTCAGTTTCGGATTCCACAAGAAACCAAACAATTAAAGAGTGTTATGCTGCTCGGAAATTGCCCCATGATGGGATTAAAATAAGAATGACCCGAAAAGATGAAATGAAAAAAAGGCTACAAGGATTAAGCCCAGACTATTTCGATAGCTTAATTATGCGAGCTGTTTTTGAGCTTGTACAACCAAAGAAGCAACCAATGCCTATGCACGGTGGGAAATAATTACAAAAAAATCGTACATTTGCCAATAAAATAAACCGAACTATGACAATATTAGGATTTTTAAGAAATATATTTTCTACAAATGATGGGGAGAAGCTCCCATTGTCTGAAAATGCTGAGGCGCAGCTACATATCGAAAATGCTAATCCGATTATAAAGGAGAAGTACGAATCTGTAGCAGCCGTAACTACCGCCCAAGTAAAAACCACGCTACCAGTAGGAGGCGGCACATCTTCCTACCCAGAGAATAATTTGTATAGGCTCATAAGGGCGCAGCTCGCAGTTTCGCCAGATGTAACGCCAGGCGTTTTACTTTTGATGGAACAATTATCATTTTACAAAGACGATTTCTCTCTTGCCGTTACAAATATTGCATTAATGGCAGGGGCAGATATAGACGTAGCTCTACCCGCATCTATCAAATCAGCAAACGCAGGTAGAATGATGGAAGAAATTGATACGCTAAAAAAAAATATTTACAATGGAGGGATTAATAGCTTGACAACCGACCTCCTCGCTCAAATTGCCATAAACGGAGCTTTATCCGCTGAGGCTATTGTCAGTCCAAAATTAGACTCGGTTACGGGAGTGAGTATTGTCAGTCCAAAATACATCCAATTCGTTTACGACCAAACAAAATACGATTGGCATCCTTACCAATTGAACACAATTGCAGGAAACGACGTAACCGTGAACGGGACCAGACTTAATACATATACCTACAAGTATATCCCACTAATACGATTGAATGAAAAGCCATACGGAGTTCCTCCCCTACTCGCAGCTCTTGAGGGAGTTCAACTTGAGCACGAGATGATGTGCGAAGTGAAGAAAATAATTAGAAAAATGGGATTGCTTGGTTTTTTGGAAGTACTCGTCAATGAGCCAAACCAAGACATAGGCGAGAGCCATGACGAATATTGGGCGAGATGCGCCACATATATCAATACTCAAGTCCGCCCAGAAGTTGAGAAGGGGCTGAATAATGGGTTTGTGATTGGGTTTAAGGAATCACACGAATTTAAGTTGCAAGATACGGTCAGTAATATTACAGGATTTGATACGGTATTGAATATAGTAAACCACAAAAAACGTAGCGGATTAAAGCAAAACCCTATGCTTTTTGGGGATAACCAAACTACGACCGAAAGTTTAGCAAAAGTCCTAATTGTGATTATGAAAAATCAAATCACGACTTATCAAAGAATCCTTTGCTCATTTTATGAAGATGTATTTTTATTGCATTTGAAATTAAAGGGATT